TTTCAGCTCTATGGTGCATCCCGGCACCGGCTTCCCGGTGCCGTCCTTCAGCACGCCCGATATTCTGACTGTCATAGATTTCTCCCATAAAAAAAACCGCAGTACCGGTTACCCGGTCTGCGATCAGGGGTATAAATTGTGACTGGCTGGTGTTAAAGGGTGCCGTCAGTCAAAGGCACCCGTGGATAATGTACGATGTCCGGCTTTTGTCGTTTTCCGGCAATCACGAACAGATGGATGAAACCTCACTATCCACCTGTCACGATGCGGTATCAAAATCGTCTGTATAGGATTTCAGGTAAAACAGAACCGGGTCCGGGATCCGAATTTGACTCGTATCATGAAGTATTGAACCACCCCTGTAAAAAAGCACACCTGCTTCATACCTGAATGTAATTTCAACCCGCGCATCACCCTGTCCGGCAGGAATACTCCATGAGCCTGACGCACTTCCGCCAACATCAGAATATACCGGCTCATATCTGCTGGCGTTTTTGGAAATCTGGACCTCCCGCTCCCCGGTTTTGACTTTGCCTGACCTGGCATGAACGACAACTTTGTCATTTATCTTCATGATGAATTCACCTCTGGAAAATGAATACGCCATAAGCATAAGCTTGCGATCAAACGGCATGTTGTCTTTCAGCAAAATCATTTTCTGAAAAGTCAGCTGGTTCTGAGTCATTACGCCCTGCCCCATATCAACCGTGTATCCCTTGACGATATCACCAATGATTCGGTCAGCGCTCATCGTTCCATTAATGGTGCAGTCTTCCGCAATCGTCACGTTATTCAGCGTACCGGAACTGGCACTGATATTCCCGCTGATATCGGCATTACGGGCCGTCAGCCTGCCGTCCGGCGTCAGGGAGAATGCCGGGGGATTGCCGCCGCTGGTAATGGTGGGGGCGGTAAGAACCTTTATCAGGGCCTCATTGATAAACGTCTGTCCCCCCTGCGTGACCAGTGCGGGTGTGGTATCACCATTCTCCGGATTAATGAATGCCACACGGTCCGCTGCCAGCAGTATCTGGCTCTGCATCCCGTCAGGGGTGTTCTCAATACCGGCACCGATACCGGCAATATAGCGACGACCATCCTGCATCTGCTGTAGCTTCACCGCCCACATGCTGTTCAGGTCATTATTTGTGTCCGTCTGCACACGCTGGATTTGCTGTATGGTGGCGTTCTGGTCCTCCAGCGTTTTACTGACCGTCTGCGTGATTTCATTGCGGGTTTCTGTGATGGTGGTCTGCATTTCCGCCATCTCGTCCTTCAGCTGACTGTTGTCAATCTCTGCCCACAGCGCCTCTGCCAGATGCGTTTTTCCTATCTTTTCCCGGAAAAGTTCCAGATAGCCCGCAGCATCATTGCTGGGCTGCCCTCTGGCTTCCACAAAAGCAGATTTACCCACCAGGTTGACGCTGCGCACGTAAAACCAGAAATCCTTTCCGGGCTTAATGTGCGGACCGGAGACACTCCACTGACTGCCGGTCCCCAGATAACGGGCAGAGGTTTCCACCTGTGCGGCGTCTGCAATTTTTGCCTCCGAAAACCAGAACTCAAACTGCACCGTCGGGTCATAAATGGTCAGTTTCGGGACTGCCGTTATCTGAAAATACCCCGGCGTCAGTTCAACACCGGCAGGCGCTGCCGGTGCGTTAATCCGGAACGTGGTGGTGGCGGGTTCGCCCTGCTGGCCATAGCTGTTAATCGCCCTGACCGTCAGGGTGTATTCCCCGGGAGGCAGGCCACTGAAACGGTGCTCCGTATCGGCAGTGATGGCGGTGGTCAGCAGGCGGCTGTTCTCACCGCTTCCACTGGTCAGGCGCAGACTGAAGCGCACGCCCTTCACCACCCGCGGCGTGTCCCATTTCGCCAGCGCCAGATACTGGCTGTCAGCCGCGCTCACCTCCACCGTCAGGTGCTGTACTGCCGGTGGGATAACGCTGTTCAGGGTGCCTGACTGCGGCTCAAAGCGGGCTCCGTTATCCACAATGGCTTCTTTTTCCGGTACGTGCTGCACCGCCGTGATGGCAAAGGTGCCGTCCGTGTTTTCCCGGATGGCCACACAGCGGAACAGGCGACGGCGCAGTGACGGCAGGGAGAGTCCCCACACCCCGTATGTCTCCACACCATCAGGCAGGGTACTGACCTGTATCCGGTCCGGCGCGGGGTGTGCGGTAATGTCCACACTCACCGGCTTACCGCTGCCGTTAATCAGGTTCACCGTCGATGTCCCCGTCTCCGGGAGTGTCACCTCACGGTCCAGCGTCAGGGTGCGGGTGGCAGCATCAATGGACAGGACACGTCCGCCGGTCATAGTCCCGGCATAGTCGTTATCACAGATTTCAATGATGTCACCGGGTGTGTGCCGCAGCCCCTGAGACCCGAGCGTGAAATCCACCGTCTGCGTTTCCAGCAGTTCGGTCTTTATCACCCACAGTCCGGCACGGTGGGCCTGACCGCGGCTGGTACAGCCGAACGCGTCCATCTTCAGCAGGTTGCGTCCGTAGCGCAGTATGGCTTCCGGGTCTTCCACCAGTTCCGTGGAGGTCTGCCAGCCGTTCTGCGGGTCGGTGTAATTCACCTCCACCGCCGTGTGCCGGTCCTTCAGGGCACTGAAGCTGTAGCGGAACCCCACGCCGTTATCATCCACCACCACATCGCTGTTGGTGTACGGCCACACCACATCCGACGGGCGGTCCTGAACGAACGTCAGCGTCTGGCCGTTCCATACCGGCATACAGCGCATCGCCGAGCAGAAATCACTGAGAACGTCCCACGCCTTACGCTGTTGTGCCAGGTACGCATTAAAGGTCATCCGCGGCTCGGTGCCCCCGAAGCCATCCGGCACCATCTGGTCGCAGTACTGCCCGATGGCATACAGCGCCCATTTGTCCACGTCTGCCGCCCCCAGGCGTTTTCCCATCCCGTAGCGCGGGTGAGTCAGCATGTCCCACAGGCACCAGGCCGGGTTATTGCTGTATGCCGGTTTCAGACTGCCGTCCCAGATACCACTGTACGTGCGTTTTTCCGGGTCATAGTTTGACGGCACCTGGATGATGCGACCGCGGATATGGTAGTTCACCGTCATCTGCTGGCCGCCGAACTGCTCCGCATCCACCTGCAGCCCCACAATGGCCGTGTTCGGGTAGCACTGTTTCACATCGATGATTTCGGTGTATGACGACCAGAGCGTCTTATTCTGCAGCTGGTCCGTGGTGCTGTCCGCCGTCTCCCTGACCATCCGGATGTTAAAGGGCCGGGGCGGCAGATTATCCAGAATCACCGACGCCAGGAACTGCGAGGTGGTCTTGCCGTTAATGGTGACATCCTTTTCTGTCACCCAGTTACCGTTACGCTGTAACTGAATCAGCAGACGGACAGAGGACGGATTACGGTCACCCTTTGACGTGGTCTCCACCAGTGACTGCACCCCGAAGGTCACCCGCAGGCGGTCAATGTTCGCTGACGTGATGGTGCGTGTCACCGGTTTTGCCTTCGTCACTTCCACACCCAGTACAGTTTCAGCTCCGGAGGACTCAAAGCCTTCCGGTGGTGTCTGCTCCTGCTCCCCGGCACGCCAGACCGCTGTCACACCGTGTATCACGGGATTACCGTCCGTGTCCGTCAGCGGGGTTTTGTTCACCAGAATACTCTGCAGTCCCTTCACCGGGCCTTCCACCGGTCCCTCACCGATGGCATCAATCACGCTCATCATCTGCGTGGATTTGAGATTATCCTTCGCCTCACGCGGTGTGTGCGCCTTGCCGCCGCCTTTGCCCACGGAGTCCCCCTTCATCGTCCGCTGCCGGACACTGTTGATGTATAAAAACAACAGGCACCCCGGAGAGTGCCTGCATCATGACGGAATAAAAATTCTGAATATCTTCACATTTTCACAAACTGACTGTGGCGCTGATAATTTCGCTGCGTTAGTGTTTTTTTGCCGTGACATAAAAAACAACTCCTTAACACTAATCTTCATTTGTCTGAATCTCCCGCAGCTCCGCGATCACTGCGGGATTTTTTTATTCTTTTTACCCCTGCCGTCCGATAACCACCACTTTCCCGTCACCGCCTTCATCACGGGTGCTGATGTCCTGGGATATCCGTCGTGAACCAACCAGCATTTCACCGTAAGGCACCGGCATCGGGTTCCCCTGGGCAATCATGTTATCCAGCGAGGAAAAGTACGTGTTCTGTCTGCCGTTATCCGTTGCGCGGTAATCCGGTGTTTTTGCCTTCGGGGCCAGCATCTGGGCCACACCGCCCAGAATCATGCTGGCACCCAGTGAAAACAGCATCGTGGTGGCAGAAAAACCACCGGCTGCCAGGGCTGAACCCCATAACGCCATCGTGGCTCCGGCCGTGAAGAACGACCCCACGATGGCCGCCGCCCCCAGCACAATCTGCAGTCCGCCCTTTCCGGCACCGGCCAGTCGCGGCACAATGTGGATGACCGTTCCCTCACCCAGCTGTTCGTGAAGGCGGGCATACACCGCCTCCGGTGCCGTGTCCTCACCGGCAATACGTATCTGGTACCAGCCTTCGTTCATCTGACGGCGAAAGCCCGGCACCTGCATCGACAGTGCGCGGATGGCTTCCGCTGCCGTGTTCACATACAGGCTGAGGCGGCGGCCAAATCGTTGTAAATCCCCGTGAAGGCAGATGCGTGCCAGTGGCGGTGACGCCAGACTGAATGCGTTCGTCGTTGCCATTTTTCGGAATACCTCTCCCGTTTACTCAGTTGTTCAGGCAGATGGTGAAGCAGTTCACCGTTGCCGCAGTAAATGGCGGCATGGTTGGCCACCGATGCGCCAAAGCAGCACAGCAGAATATCGCCCGCCTGTGCAGAGGACAGGGGCACCCGGTAAAAGCCCGTGGCCTCCATATTGTCCAGGTACAGGTTCTGGCCGTTGCGCCACCACTCATCCTCGCGGTGAAAATCCGGCATTTCAGTCCCCGCCAGATGGTATGCATCCCGGAACAGCGTGTAACAGTCCGTCACCCCGTGCGCAAAGCGCCGTCCGGTCAGGTGCGGAACGCAGCGGAATTTGTGAATGTCACCCCGGCAGACCAGCCACCAGGGCAGGGCACTTTTTATCTGCAGTCGCCGGTCTGCCTCACTCAGCCAGGGCAGACCACCGGGATGACTGTGGACCAGCGCCACAATCTCACCCTGCATCTCCGCCCGCAGCCAGTCTTCCGGGGCAATACGAAAATACGCCTCCGGCGCTGCGGAGATATTCACACAGGGCAGGTACCGCTCGCCCTCCGTCGTGGTTATCACGAAGCCGCACGACTCCGCAGGCGCACACCGCCGGGCATGCGCCAATATATTGCTATAGAGCATGAGAACTCCTGATAAAAAACCCAGCCGAAGCTGGGTTTGTTAAGTTGTCAATTGTCAGTAGCGATGCAGTGAAGGCGGCAACTCTTTGTTCTTAAGCCTTTCCCATGCCAGAAGGTTCGTCGGCCCGTCAGGCTCATAAATATCTATATCCCGCGTGTGATTAATTAAAACGCCCCTCGCCCTCCCGATGGTATACGAGAACTCATAGCCGTAGTCGTGGCATATGCCGGAATAGCCAGACTGAATCAGTTTTAATGCGGGATACAACTCACGGAACAATGCCTGTGAGCGGTTAGCATAATCCCATAGCCATACAAGGCTGTCTGTTTCTTTTGCGGAAAGCTCGTTGGTGCTCTTCTCTTGTTTGCCGATTAACTCTCCTTCAAGCGGAACGCGAGCAGCAAGTGACAGAGCTTCGGTAAACTGCTCCTCGCTGATTTCTTTGTACGAACATCCAAAATGTGATTTCAGTGACGACCACATGGTGATCATCGCCTTCGCCTGTTTTTCCTTTGGCAGAGACTGACCGCGACTCATGACGAGTTGTTTAATGGCTTCCTGCTGTTCAGTAGTGATTTTCCCCGGCAACGCCTTTTTAGCTTTCAGTGTATTTCCGTAAGACCCCGTTTTACGAATGGATGGCAAAACTTCAGCTGTCACCCATTTGCGGAATTTGTGCGGGACTGAACCTTTATTGACGGCATCGCGGCAACGCAGAACCAATGTATACATACCTGATTCGCTCACAATGCTTAAATTCTGCTCACCACCAAGGGTGTAACTTAAAGTTACTCCCTTTTCATCGTCATCAAGTGCAGTAAGCGCCTTGCGTGAGTTAGTCAGATTTAAAGCATCACAAACATCTTTTGCTACAAACCACGGCTCACCGCACTTGTTGATGACGCGGATTTCACTGTCGCCGAATTTGAAGATGGTGAAATCGTTTTGTGCCTTTGCTATACTTTTCATGTCAATATTTCCTAATCCGATTTGTTGATACCGAAGCCCTGACTGTTACAGCAGTTGGGGCTTCAACTTTTTAGGCTGCGAATAAGACGCTGCACTATTTCTGAATTTAAAGACCTGCCCTCCTCCTTAGCCTTTTCCTTCAATTTTTCTTTAATCTCTGGCGGGATACGAATCCCTAATGGAGCGATATCTCTAACTTTCATTTCTTTCCCAATTGCTACACCGTGATAACTAAATACTACACCGTGCTTATTTAAAGTCAAAGTTTTTTTGCCTACACTGTGTAGCAATGCTACAGCGTGCAGGAGGAAAAATGAAAGGTGCAAGAGATATCAGTCCCTTGGGAATTAGGATTCCAGACTATTTAAAGAAACGCATTCAGCAGGAAGCGGATAAAAACGGCAGATCAATGAACTCAGAGATTGTGCTTATCCTTCAAAAACATGTTGATAATCTTGATGGCCCTCGCTCACTTGAAGGATTCGCTAACCAAGAAGCTGACAAATTCAAAGAGGCGCTGCTTGAGACGCTAAAGACCATGTATGGTAAGGATGAAAAATAATGCTGCACACAATTCATTTCTTATGCCCCGTTAACACTGCCACTGTTGGGCAACTTCAGAACCACTGTCTCACCGCATTATCTCAAGGCGCAACTGAATTAAATATCCATATATCAAGTCAGGGAGGGGAAACTGCCGCTGGCTTTACTGCGTATAACTTTCTTAAGTCACTCCCTGTTACCGTTAGAACTCACAACATAAGCAATGTTGAATCCATAGCTAATATCGTTTTCCTGGCTGGCTCAGAACGTTTCGCAAACCCATTATCAAGATTCCTGTTACATCCTCTATTATGGGTCTTTGCCACCCCAGCCGCCGACCATGCCAGATTGAGAGAGTACGGGAAATGCCTCGATAACGATCTTGATCGCTTCGTTGAGACGTTCAATATCGACATCGGAACCCATATTAGGTGGGCATCCCTGATAGCAGACTCGACCATTTTGGATGCTAACAAGGCTCTTGAGCATGGCATAATTAATTCCATAAAAACTGCAAGGCTGGCATCCAATCAGGCAAACTGGTGGGTTGTTTGATGGGTAAATCATGATTACTCCTTATAAAAAACCCACCTGACGGTGGGCATAATCCATTACTGCGAAAGTTTATTAATGGAAAGGAAACCGCCAAAATTGCCGACATTCCTGCGCAGTTCACACCCGCGCATGCACTTGCTGCATCTGTCCTTACGGATATCCGTGGTGGGTTTATCGAACTCATCCGCCACAGCCCCGCCCGTGTAACCACACTCATCAGAGCGGTAAGTCCACATACAGGTATTCGCCAGCATAATGCGACCGGGAAACAGCGCACCGTCCGTCTCCGTCGGTGTCGCCAGCACAAACGAGGCCGTCATGGCCGTCAGCGCTGATAACTGCTCCACCACCCACCGGTCCGTCAGCTCCTGCTCCGGGTCTGCCTCCGGATTCCCCGCCACAAAGTTCACCGCATCAAGAAAACGCGCATACACCCGGCGGCGGACCACCGTGGCACCCACCAGGCTCTGCAAATCCTCCGCCATCCCGGTGACAAGGCCGAAAAGATTGGACACCGTCAGCGACGGGCGGGCACTGCTGCCCTTTCCGTTCATCTCAAAGCCGCTGCCCTCAATCGGGTACGCCTGATATTCACGCCCCTGCCAGGTCACCGGCTCCCCTTTTTCATTCAGCTCATTACAGAAAAAATACCGCTCACCACCCTGCACCGTCAGGTCAATTTCCCAGAGTACCACCCGCGGTGACTGCTCTGATTTAACCGACTCATTCAGGCTTTCTTCGTTGATCTCCTGCATAAACATCCACCCATAAAAAAAGGGGCGCAATGCGCCCCTGATAAAATAGTTCAATTAAAAAATCAAAAACGATGAAGGTAATAAAATGAAAATTAAATCAGCTAATAGCTGATCGCAGTGACCAGTGGAAATATAACTTCCACTGATACAGGCCATCTGTGAGGGCAGATGGCCTGTATTTATTTACCAGTAATCATCAGAACTGATAAGTCATACCAACAGCAACGATATCATCCGTTGCAATGCCCGCATCCCTGGTAAACTTATTCTCATCAACCAGATTGATTTTATAATCAACATAGGTGGACATATTTTTATTGAAGTAATATTTCGCACCTACGTCAACATACTTAACCAAATCCTGGTCACCATAGTTTTTACCACCTACAATGACATCCTGAGCACGAGACTGCAGGAATGCCAGAGATGGACGCAGACCGAAATCAAACTGATACTGCAGTACCGCTTCAAAGTTTTGCGCTTTATCTGCAACTCCTTTATCACCAAAGGTCGTCAGATTCTGAGTTTCGGAATATGTTGTAGCCAGGTAAAGGTTGTCAGCATCGTATTTTAGTCCGACTCCCCACATCTCAGCGTGTTTACCTTTTGCAACACTACCGGAATCAACAACGATCTGCTTTTCAGTCACTTTACCGGTTAAAGGATCAGTTTGTTCAATCGTCAGAGTACCATTCAGACCTTTTTCCTGATTATTGGTTCGGTCCGCATTAATATATGCGGCAACGATACCAAAACCTTCATATTCATAACTGGCTGAGAAACCGTGACCATCACCATTAGCTTTCCGGAGATCACCCCGATCATTTTTACCCTGGTACTGTGCCGCAAAATTCAGGCCATCGACAAGCCCAAAGAAATCTGTATTACGATAGGTTAATACCCCGGAAGTACGGGCTGTCATGAAGTTATCGGTCTGGGTCCAGCCATCACCGCCAAACTCTGGTAATACGTCAGTATAAGAACCAACATCGTACGCAATACCATAGTTACGACCATAATCAATGGTGCCAAACTCACCAAACTTCAGACCTGCAAATGCAAGACGGGTTTTATTACCCGCAGCACCCTCTGATTCAGCTTTATTACCAGAGAACTGATATTCCCACTGACCAAAACCAGTCAACTGGTCATTAATCTGAGTTTCACCTTTAAAGCCCAGACGTGCGTATGTCTTATCTCCATCATCCCCCTTATCACTGGAGAAATAATGGAGTGCAGTTGCACGTCCATACACATCAAGTTTATTGCCATCTTTATTGTATACTTCTGCAGCCTGCGCCCCCGCTGCAAAAATTACAGCTGCTGCCACAGCTGAAAGTGCCACTGTCATTTTTTTCATGATTTAATCCTTATTTAAACTGAACTATTCATGCATAGAGATGTCATGAACAAAACTCAAAATATTGTAAATTAAATTACGGGTTCAATTTTTATTTTGTTTCAAAATGTAAAAAAACAACTTTGATAGCACTTTATGTCAAGACAAAACAAAAATAACAAGCAAGCAAATTAATAAACGATGCTTTTAGGTTTTTTCTCAAAAACTTATCTTATTACCTGTTCCATCATACAACTGAAATCGCTGTACCTGGCGTTATCCGTAATACTCCACTCCCGGCACACCACCCTGACCGTCCGGTTATGTTTCGGGGGTTTCCACAAAAAGGCACGGTAACCACCATGCCACGATAAAAATTCATCCAGCCAGCGCCGGGTTGGTTCATCCGTCACCCGGAACACTGCCTGAAATGTCTTCAGTCTGGCATTCAGTCCCGTCGGTCGGCGCTGTTCATAACCGTCACCAAACCGGACCCTCACCACCGACGGTTTCTCACTCACCTGCATCCCTTCACGCGGGACCAGATGCAGCGTTTTTATCTCAGCCACTCAGCATTCCTCCGTCTCGTCGCATGGACAGCATCACCGCCTGCACCCGCTGGTCAATCAGCTGAACAAGGCTGCCTGCCGCCTCCGGCCCTATCTGACCGTTGGCCCCGTCATTCTGAATGGCGATGTGGTAGACCGGGGAATACACCAGACCCGCACTCCCGTTCATCCTGCCCACGGCACGTACGCCCAGCGAGCCATCCGCCGCCCGGGTCAGGGGCATTATGGCTTCAGGTCCGGCTTCCCCCATCAGCCCGGCCCCTTTTGCAAAGGCAAAGTACGTGGGCGTGTCCACAATACTGTTGCTGTATGCACTCAGGTTTGCCGAGGTATAAACGCCGCCTTTTGCATTTGCCACCGCGCCACCCAGCCAGTTGCCTATACTGCCGAAAAATCCTCCTGCACCGGACATACTGTTTGCCGCCATCTTAATGCCGTTGACAATGGCCGCATTCATAAGAACTTTTGATATTTCCTGCAGGATTGATGCAGCCCAGTTGCGCCATTCCACTTTATTTCCGTTCAGCATCTCCGTGATGTTATTCACCATCCCTGAGATACCGTCTGTCGCAAGCTGTGCTGCCTGTGAAGCGTAATCTGATGCGCTGTCCACCCAGTTACTTAGCCCTTCCTGCAGCCCTTTCTGCCAGTCAGCACGCTGCGCATCCGATTCGGCATAAAAAGCCTCCTGGTCTTTAAGGCGTTCACTCAGATACTGCGCATTCTGCGCCAGCGCCTGTCTGTAAAAATCCTCACTGATATCCCCGGTCTGATACTGAGACTGAAGGTCCGCATCCTTCTGGCGGAAGCTGTCGCGGATCTGCTGCAACTCCCGCATGCGTTCCCTGGCTCGTTCTCCCTGCCCGTACCCCAGCAGTTCGGCTTCATTTGATGCACGCGCAGCCACATTATCATTCTTCAGGGTCTCTTCCCGGGATCGCAACTGTTCCCGGATTTTTTGCTGGTCAATCAGGGCCGCGTTACGCAGCAGTTCCTGCTTCTGCATCTCCGTCAGGGTTTTCAGTTCGCCCTGCGCAGTCTGGTACTTCAGCTTCGCCAGCTCTGTATTCTGACCCGCCAGTGCCAGTTGCTCTTTCTGCTGCTTCAGTAGCCGGGAAAAACTGTCTTCCGCTTTTTCCGTCTCTGATTTTCCACCCCGGGATTTAGGTTTGTTCGCCTCGTTATTACGCCAGGCTTCCAGAGCATTACTGATATAACGCTGTCTCGCCTCCTGATACGAATCCCCCACAAAACCAAGGTCATCCGCCGCATACCCCAGCCGGGCACGCTCTTTTTCCTCCCCCTTCAGTCGGGACAGGGCCAGCTCACGTTCTGTTTTTGTCAGGGCGCTCTGCTGTTTATCATCCAGGGTGGCCTGCGGCAGCCGTAACGGTACATTCACCAGTCCCTGACGCTGCTGAAGCAGTTCATTCCCCAGCCCCAGCAGACGGTTGAATTCCGTATGCTGACCGTTCATAACCAGCATGGACTGGTACACCTTATTCTGCTCTGCCGCCTGCTGACGAATTAACGCCACACGACGGTCTTCCAGCCCGGCAAGCACATCCTGAATGGACTGCGCTTTTTCCTGCATCTGTGCCAGACGGGACTGCTCAACGGCAAGCTGCTCTGTTGCCTGAGAAAGCCCTTCCGTTACGGTCTTCACCGATGTCAGATGGTTTATCATGAATCCGTCACCGGTTGTCCAGCCAGGGTTAGCCAGCACATACTGATATCCAGCGATTTTTTCCTGCAGGGATTTCACCCGGCTGGCCTGTTCATCAATCAGCCGGTTCTGCTCTGCCAGCGCCGCCCGTGTTCGTCCTTCATTATCTGAGGCTTCAGGCAAAGACATTGACGGCGTTTTATGCGCGATTTCATCTATCGTCAGTGCATACTGGCGCGCTGACTCCCTGGCCTGCTCCTGATTCTGGTACAGCGTATACCATGCTGCTGCCCCCAGCATCACCAGTCCGGGTACGCCACCAACCAGTCCCAACGCACCAGTCATCAGACGTGAGCCCACCGCCGTTGTACTGTTCAGCGCATTCTGGGCTGCGGTTCTGGCAGCAATATTTCTGTTCAGGCGTTCCTGTGTGGCCGCCAGACGGGCTTCTGCAGCAATCTGCATCTCCGTCCCGCGGGCTGCCGCCACAGCCTGCTGTGCACGGTACACGGCTGCCCTTGCCCGCGCCGTGGCAATCTGCGTCCCCCTGAGCTGTGCTTCCGCCAGTGCCACTTCATTACGTGCTGCCGTCACAAGTCCTGCCGTGGCAGACACCGCTCCGGAGGCCATATTGCCAAAGTACCGGGCAACCCCGACGGCAACCAGCGCCCCCGCGGCTGTTGCCACATTATCAATATTACCGGCAACACCGTTCAGCACGCCGGAGAGCGTTTTCGTCGCTCCGCTGGCTTCATTCGCGCCACCCACCCAGGCCATAAAGGCGTTTTCCACCTTTGTGATCCCGTCAGAGACCGTTTCCGGCATGGCGGCATATTCATCACGCAATACCCCCAGCTGGCTGATTAACGCAGGAACGACTTTATCCGCCGTCAGTTTGCCGTCGTCCGCCATCGCCTTAAGGTCTTTACGGGCCACGCCCATACCCGCAGCCAGTGCACGTACGATCCGGTCTCCGCTTTCATTGACCGAATTAAATTCCTCACCGCGTAACACACCCTGTGCCAGCGCCTGGCTGAACTGGGTGATCACCGAGCCCGCCTCTGCCGTACTGGCACCGGAGATTTTCAGCCCCGTGGAAATGGCCTCCGTCACCTTCAGCACATCATCAGCACTGTAACCATATTCACGCATTGAGGCTGCCGAGCGGGCAAACAGGGCCGCATTATCTGAAAATGCCGTGCCCGTCCGCTGGCTGATATCCATCAGCACTTTCTGTGATGACGAAAATTCATCGGATGACTGCGACGCCTGTTTCAGTCGGGCATTCACGGAACTCCATTCATCGGCCAGAGAAATCAGGTGTCCGGTGGCAAAGGCACCTGCAAATGCCCCCGCCGTTCCGGCAGCTGAAGCGCGGATTTCCGTCAACTGGCTGTTCAGCTCAGCCAGGGCGCGTCGCTGCTCCCGGGCGACTGCGGCAGCCTGACGCCCGCCATTCTGCAGGGTCCGGTAATATTCACTGCCCATGCGGGAAGCCCGCTGGATCTCCGACTGGAATGACTGCGAATTTGCCGAAATTTTGATAATCAGTTCACGTAACGTCGCCATTCACCTTTCTCCGGGCGTAAAAAAACCGCCTCAGCGGTTCTCATCATTCATGACTGTGCTGCAAAGCTCAGCGCGTCTTCCAGCGCCGCAAACGGATCCACCTCCGGCTTATCCTCATCCTCGCCCCAGCAGAGCATGGCGTCCTTCAGTGCAACATTCATCCCCTGTGCCCCAAAAACCGCTTTCACGATCTGTGCATTACGGATATCCCCGCGCTCATCACCCAGCGGGGATACCCTGTCGAACTCCATCCACATCATCGCCTCGCTCGCACTCAGGCTGTGCTGCAGTTCGGATAAGGTGCGCCCCAGACGGAGCGCAAGTCGCATCAGAAAGCGAATTTCCGGGCGGGCTACTTTTTTCTGGCCGACTCTGCATCAGCGATCAGTTCCAGTGCCTGACGCAGCAACCGGGCATGTACCGGACCATAGACGGCCAGCACCTGCTCACGGTCGTCCGGAGTGAACACCCGCTGCAGATCCGTATCACACAGGACATCGCAGAACAGCGTCACATCCGCTTCCAGGTTACGGCGGGTTTTCGCCACCACCGACAGGGTATCGTCATCCTCTCCATCACCATTGAGCACTTCCTGCCACAGATACCAGGCCTCTGCCGAAGGCTCCCGCAGCACCACGCTGACATTTCTCCATTCCGGCACCTTCACCGTTTTATGACGGAACCCCGACAGTCTGGCCAGCGCCAGTGTTTTCAGATCTTTTGCCATAAGCCTTATCCGCCCGCACCATTAACCGTTACTGTACACGCATCAGAGGTAATGCTCTGCGGCTGTTCTGCAGAATCCGTTACCTCGCAGGTATAAGCCCCCTTATCACCTGACTGCGTATTGGCTTTACTGAAAGTGTCTGTAGTCTGTCCCTCTACCGGCTGACCATCCTTCTTCCAGGCGTGTTTATAAGGCGGCGTTCCCCCGTTGACACTGACTGACATTGTCAGCAGCGCACCGGTATTCACGGTAAGTGTTTTATCCAGATTTTTCACAAACGCCAGCGGTACCACATAGGACACCGGTTTACCCTTCAGGCGAAGTGAAAACGTTGCAGCCACCACGCCGTTGGTACCGGATGACCAGGTGTGCTGACGCACTTCCGCCAGGAACTTAAAGCCCTTACCGGACGGAAACTGCACCTTAAACGCATACACCGTGTCATTGTCATAGGCATCACGCAGGGCGTTCTGGGCCTGATTCAGATAAAAATTACCCGACATGGAAATCTCGGACGACGCCCCCAGACCGTTGATGTTCTCCTGCTCTGTGGAGCAGAGCGTGGTCACATCAATATCCTGTTTCTGACCGGCGGTGAACTGGACTTCCTTGATGGTGCAGTCCAGGCGCAGATATTCCGCCTTATCCATAGTTTCAGCAGTCGCCGGGGCAGATGAAATCATCACCTGCGTCAGCTGTGAGCGTTCATACAAAGCAGACATTCTGCCTCCTGATAATAAAAAACCCGCACGCGGCGGGGTATGGGTTTTGTAGAAAAAAAGAAAAAGTCACACCGTGACCTGAAACTCCAGGGTTGCACGGTAACAGCGGTTTTCCGGAATATAGTCCTGCATTTCACTGACGGATCCCGGGGCCAGCAGCATTATGGCTTCACGGGCGTCCTGACGTATCTGACGCGCCTGCGTCACAGTCCCGGCATAAACGTCTATCTGCACCGACACTGAGGACTCCGCCTGCCCGCCCATCACGTCCGCTGACACCGATGAAATCAGGCTGAAAACCACCCACGGAAGCGCCACCGACGGCCTGCCATCCAGCAGGGGGACCACATACGGGTACACCTGCCCGCCGGCAAGATGCGCCAGATGAGGATACAAATCCGCCTCCGTCATCGTCTCAGTACCTCATCAATGGCCCGGTTCATCCGCGCAATCGCCACCTGAGCTGCCTGTTCACTGCGCACATCAAACGCCGGGCGCACAAACGGGTGCGGTGGCATATTCACGGTCCCCATTTCCACAAACCGCCAGTAGAAAGCATTGCGCGGGTTATCCGCCTTCATGGTGTTATCGCTGTTACCGGTGTCCGGATTAACACCACGGATATGGACACCGGATTCCATCCCGCCATCGCGGGAGCGCCGGGAAAGGACCACCACATTGCGGCGCAGTTTTCCCCTGCGTACCGGTGCCCGTGACACCACTTCTTCTTTCAGCACATTCGCACCCGCACGGGTTGCCTCACGCAGCACCCGGTTATTTTCCGCACCACTCAGAAGCTGCAAATCGCGGCTGATGTCCTCCAGCCCCGAAAAATCCAGCAGGGTTTCGATCATTTTTCCCCTCCCAGCCGACAGAGAATTTCCAGGCGCCCGCCGGTCGCATCCGGCACGGGCACCCCGACAACATTCAGGATACAGTCACGCCAGGGACCACTCAGCACATGAAGTCGTGACGCCGCCGTGATTTCCCGACCGGACTGACCGCGCACCCAGATGCGGATTTCCGCCTGCGTCATTTCCGCACCGGACTGCATCCGCTCCCGGCTGCTCCTGCCCCGGATATCCGCATGAATTTTCCCGCATGACACCCATTCTTCCGTCATTTCTCCGGCAGCATTACGGGTTAACACCGGGTTCAGAACACTTATCATCTGTGTCAGACGACCTGCCGATATTGCCATTCCCCCTCCTCATAACACCGTCGGACAACGCAAATCGTAAATCAGCACGGACACAGAAAACGGCAGTTCCCCCTGCACGAGGTCTTCCCGCTCAGCAAGATCCGGATTCCGGTACAACATCCCGGTCAGGCGCATGGCAGCCCCCTTCATCCGGGTTAATGCCTCGCCCGGGATCAGTTCACCGTCCTCACGGATTACCTTATCCCGGCTGCCCTGAATGTAGGCCAGCAGCACAGCTGTAGCCTGACGAACCTTGTCCATCAGCATCTCATCATCCGCGTCATGGTCAACACGCAGATGAGCCTTGATTTCTTCCAGTGTCAGTAATGCTGTCACTTTCCACCTCCTGCATCCCGCCCACGTTTTGCAGCCAGGGTCCAGGCTGATGAATGAGCTTCTCCGGGTTTATCTTCGGTCATACTGTTGCAGTGCCACAGCGAGCCCCCCCACGTCACCGTATCGCCGGGGTGGTAGGTTTCACCGGCTCTGAACACACCGCGGTAGAGCATCACCGGAAGGGAAAATGTTTTTTCCGTACGCTGGCCACTGCTCTGCCGGACCACCACAGAGAACAACCGTTCACCCGTCATGCTGACGTCAATATCCGCCACCCCGTCAACCAGGCATTCCCATCCCCGCATCCCGTGCGTTTTTTCATACGCCCGCCAGAGTCCGCCCTGGTGTGTGGCATACGTGCCCCGGGGAAAGGATTTTTGATCGTCAATGGCAGGGAGTATTTCCAGTGCCGTGGCATCACGCCCGTCCTGCGGAGCCGGCAGGGCACTCACCGCATCCAGAACCGCCTTCTGCAGAACATCCGGATCGTAGTCACGACCGTCGCGCGGAACAGGAATATGGCTTACCGCCTCCTTCACCATCTGTTCAAGCATCGGACGCACATCATCCGGGGTGAGACTTTTACCGTCCGCCGGCTGTGGAATATTTGCGACCGCATCATTCACCGCCTTCTGCAGTACTTCCGGATCGTAGTCACGACCGTCACGCGGAACAGGGATATGGCTTACCGCCTCCTTCACCATCTGCTCAAGCATCGGACGCATATCATCGCCCGTCACGCACTTCTGTAATACCACAGACAGGGACGCCAGTTTTTCTTCAAACGTTTGTGCCTGCGCGGCTATTTTCCCCTCAAATGTGCGCTGTAAATCCGCCAGCACTGCGGAAAATTCTTCACCCAGCGCACGGATAATGGACAGTTCACGTTCATTCATTTTTTCAGAATCCCCCTGAACATCGCCTTCACCGCATCATGCTCTGTTTCAGTGATTGCCTTATTACCGTCAGATGCGCTGTCAGGCGGTTGCGCTAAGGCCGTTTTCCCGGTCGACGCGAACGGATCCTCACGGGCATCACGACGGGACAGCGCCTCCAGACTGTAGTTCTGCTGCTGAAGATACAGTGCATCACCTCCCGCAAGGGGCGGCAGGTTCTCACGTTTACGGGCCTCATTGGGCGTGAGAAGCGTATTTTTCACCGACTCACCCAGCGTTTTCATGCGCCGTTCGCTGTCCATTCTCAGCAGCGTGGTGACGTCAAACTCCGTACTCTCGTTTTCCCCCGTTTCCAGCGCCTCATCCAGTAACAG